TCGCGATCCAGGGAGGCGCGGCCAGCGAATCGGCCGGCGCGCTCCGCCAGCTTTCCCAGTCCTTCTCGAGCGGCATCGTCCGCGCCGAGGAGTTCAATTCTATCCTCGAGGGCGCCTTCCCGCTCGCCCAGGCGGCCGCGCGCGGCTTCGGCGAGACCGGGATCTCGGTCGGCCAGCTCCGGAACCTGGTCGTCGAGGGGAAGGTCTCGAGCGAGGAGTTCTTCGAGGCGATCTTGAAGGGCGGCGAGGGGCTCGAGGAGCAATTCGCCCAGACGGTCCCGACCGTCGGCCAGGCGCTCACGACCCTCAACAACGCCTTCATCACCTTCGTCGGCCAGGTCGACTCCGCGAGCGGCGCCTCCGCCGGGCTTGCCGGGATCATAATCGACATGGCCGGCGCCCTGGGGACGCTCGGCGACGTCCTCACCGGCAACCTCGAGCCGACCGACGAGCTCACCGAGAACATGGAACAATTCGGGATCGCCGTGATCCTGGTCGGCTCGGCGATCACCGGCCTCGTCGACCTGGTCATCCTGGCGAAGGACAACTTCGTCACCTTCGGCGAAGCCGTCGGCGGCATCGTCGCCGGCCTGGCGGCGACCGTGAAGGGCGACTTCTCGGAAGCCGGCGACATCTTCGAGGACGTCTTCGTCACGACTCTCGACGACTCCCGCGGCAACATGACCGACTTCTTCGAGCGGTTCGGCGAGAACATCGAGAGCTCCTCCGACAAGATCTCCCAGGTCTTGCTCCCGTCGATGAGGAGCGTCCGGGAAGAGGCGGAGAGCATCGCGGACGTCGACACCGACAAGCCGATCGTCAACCCGAACGCCGCCGAGGATCTCGCCGAGGCGACCGACGCGGCCGACGACTTCCTCGAGGCGCTCCGGATCCAGACCGGCGAGCTCGCGATCCAGGCCCAGCTCGGCGACGACGCCGGCGAGGCGATCCTCCGCTACAAGGAAGACATCGCGCTCGCGGCCGCGGCGAACGAGGCCTTCGGCGACCTGGTCCCGACCCAGGAGGTCATGGACCTCACGGCCGCCTTCATCGAGCAAGGCGAAGCCGGCCTGGCGGCCCAGCGCGCGCTCCGCGAGGAGATCGAGACCTCCGAGCTCGCCGAGACCTTCCAGGACCAGATCGAGGCCCTCGAGGAAGAGATCCTCCTCCTCGATGCCTCGAACGCCGAGCTCGCGCTCAACGCCGAGCTCCGCGCCCTGGCCGAAGGCGCAACCGAACAACAAGCCGCCCGGATCCGCGAGCTCACCGAGGCGCTCCTGGACGAGAGGGACGCGCTCGGCGAACAAGGCCCGACCGTGAAGGGCTTCATCGAGGACACGAGGGACACCGCCGAGGACACGCTCACCGGGATCCTCGCCGACCCGATGCAAGAAGGCCTCGACGAGCTCCCCTTCAAGTTCGCCCAGACGCTCCAACAACTCGCGGCCGAGGCCTTGAGCGCGGAGGTCTTCGACATCCTCGGCAACCTGGGCGGAGGCGGAGGCGCCGGCGGCTTCTTCGGCTTCCTGGGCGGGCTCTTCGGAGGCGCCCAGGCCGGCGGCCAGATCTCGAGCTCCGGCCCGACCCTGGTCGGCGAGCGAGGCCCGGAGCTCTTCACGCCGGCGAGCTCGGGAACCGTCACGCCGAACGTCAACATCGCCCAGGCCGCCCAGGCGCCGCCGACGGTCAACGTCGTCAACGTCTCCGACCCGGCCGACATCCCGAGCGGCATCGAGACGCCCGAGGGCGAACAGGCCGTCATCAACGTGATCCAGAAGAACCCCGAGGCCGTTCGTCGGCTTCTCGGCTAGGAGCGAACCAGTGAGCGCGAACCATAACTTCACGGCGACCGACTACGACGACGCCCTTCTTCGCCTGGTCGACCTGGCGGTCAACAACAACGTCACCGCCGTCGCGATCAACGCCGGCGGGGCCGGCTATGTCGTCGGCGACATCCTCACCGTCTCCGGCGGGACCGTCGTGAGCTCGCTCACCGCGACCCTCGAGGTCACGAGCGTCGCCGCCGGCGTCATCGACGGGATCCGCGTCTTCAACTGCGGCGCCTACTCCTCGAACCCGGCGAACCCGGTCTCGCACACCGGCGGGACGGGAGCCGGCGCGACCTTCAACCTCACCTTCTCGACCCAGAACTGGACCGTCAACCGCAACGTCGCGAACTCGACCTCGCTCCTCAACTACATCGCCATCCAGGCCGGCTCGAACGGGACCCAGGTCCTCGAGCGCGAGATCCAGCTCCAGGGACCAGGCAACGCCGGCACCGACGAGATCTTCATCGGCTTCATGGAACTCCGCGACACCGACGCGGCCTCGTTCTCCTGGCATCTCGCCGGCTTCACCGGCTTCGGGAGCTTGCTCGAGTGGGAGGACCAGCCGGGCTTCTCCTACGTCGAACCGAACGAGATCCCGAGCTTCATCTCGCTCTCGAGCGGCGCGATCGAGTGCTGGTTCCACATCACGCCGCGCTCCCTCAAGGGCGTATGTCGCATGGGGACGACCTACACGAACTTCATCGCCGGCTTCCTCAACCCCTACGCGACGCCGACCGAGTTCCCCTACCCGCTCTACATCGGCGGCTCGACCGGCAAGTGGAACGAGCTCTTCGCGACCTCCGGCGTCGCTCACTCGGGGCTATGCGATCCGAAGGCCTCCGAGGCGACCGGCGGGAACACGCGCGGGAACGCCGGCTTCCGCAACCTCTCCGGCTCCTGGTCGGACGTCTTCAACTGGGAGGACAACGGGAGCGGGTCGAAACAGATCGACAGCATCCGCAACGTATACCCCGCCGGCGCTCTCGGCGGCGGCGTCACCTTCCAGCCGTCCGAGGACGAGTTCCTCCCGCTCATCTCCGCGAACAACTGGGACTCGATCGTCCCGTCGTCGGGCTTCCCGATCTCGGTCAACGTGAGGCTCCAGCCGACCCCGGACTCCGGCGGCGACCAGACGAACCTCTTCGCGACCTATGTCTGGGAACAGTCGCCGACCTTCACGATCTTCGGCGAGCTCGACGATGTCTTCTGGGGCGCGACGACCGGGAACAACATCGTCTCGGAGGATCGCGTCATCGTCGGCGGCGAGTATTTCCGCGCCTTCCAACAAGGCAACCTTAGCGACCAGACGACCTTCGTCTTCTTGCGGGAGGATTTCTAGATGGCTTTCCAGACCGGCTCCTCGACCTCGATCGCGAACCTCCTCGCGCAGCTCTCCACCTTCCTCCAGGCGAACGGCTGGACCGAGGACTTCGCCGTCGCCGGCGACCCTGGGACGATCGCGTTCTCGAAGAACCAGAACTTCGTCTCGTTCCAGTACACCGACAGCGGCATCGCCAGCGGCGGCCAGGGCGCTATGGCGATGTACCAGGCGCGAGCGAACGACACCGTCGACACCGGCGACCCCTGGCTCTCGACCGGCGACTCCGGCGCCGGCATCGCGAACAACATCGTCACCCAGTTCGCAAATGGCCTATGTGTCAACAACTTCGCCGGCCCCCACACGGCCTTCTGGTTCTTCGAGAACAACGCCTCGCCGTCATACGTCCACGTCGTCGTCGAGGTCGACGCGGGAAGATACCGCCACTTCGGCTTCGGCGAGATCGACAAGGTCGGCGACTGGACCGGCGGCGAGTATATCTACGGCCAGTTCATCTTCCCGAACGAGGACGACCCGAAGAGCGTCTTCTCGGGCTTCGGCGCGGACACGAGTCGGAGCCAGGGCCAGTTCCAGATCGTCGGCGCGACGATGAGGATCGAGGGCTTCCCCTCCGAGCCAGAGCCCGCGACGGTCTGGGGCGTCTTCCATAACGGGAACGGCGACACCGATCGCGCCGGGAACGACCGCTGGCGGCTCGCCGGCGGTCATCGGTATCCGCCCGAGTTCGCGGCGATGTACTGGATCCGCGCCTCGGAGGCGAACGCCTTCAAGCCGATGGCGCCGATCTCGTGCTATGCCCGCGACATCACTCCGAGCCCGGACAACCACTGGCTCCTCGGCTACTTCGCCGACCAGCGGCTCGTCAACATCGGCAACATCGACCCGGGCCAGGTCATCTCGATCGGCGGCGACGACTGGTACTTCTTCCCCTGGGTCCGGAAGCGGAACCTCCAGAACAACACGGAGGAGAGCCGGAACTTCGGGATCGCCTACCGGCGCGAGAACGCCTAGAGGCGCCCGTCGATGACCGACTTCCAGGGAGCCCTCGGGCGCCGTCACAAGTCCGGGCCGTTCCCGGATCCGGACGTCGGGACGCCGAAGGTCCCCGACGCGGCCTTCGCGCCGCCCGTCGGCTCGCCTTTCCCGCCCAGCCCGCGCGATCCGCGCTCGAGTCAACAGTCGCCGACGGACATCCCCTGGGAGCGCGTCGGCGGCCTCGGGCTTCGCGCCTTCGGCGTCGATCACGCGGATCCCTCGAGCGTCGGAACGGGAGCCGGCCAGAACGCCGGCGGCGTCGCCGGCGACCATCAGATCGTCGGCGCGACCTATCCCTCACTCGATCACGCCGGCGCCGTCGGGAAGGGGATCTCCGACGACTGGTTCGACCGCTGGATCGTCTTCCCTGGCGAGCTCGCGCTCGGGAACGTCTTGACGACCCAGGTCCGCGAGCTCGAGCTCCTCAACAACTTCCGCCGCGAGGCGCGAACCTGGGAGGGCTTCATCAACAACGCCGGCGCCGGCGTCGTCGCGACGAACCTCCCAGGCCTCCCGACCGACCTCGACTCGCTCGAGTCCTTCGTCGTCGACATCCAGGTCTCGACCGCCGGCCCGCCGTCGATCTCCGGGACGCTCGACTTCGACATCGACACCGCGGTCGACTTCCTCATCGTCCCGATCACCGGGAGCCGGATCACGATCTTCCAGTACAGGCCCCAGGCGCCGATCAAGGAGACGCTCGAGTTCAAGACCGACATCCTCGAGGTCAACAACGGCGAGGAGCAACGGATCAACGTCCGCAAAAACCCGCGCCAGAAGTTCCAGTTCACCGTCCGGACCGACGACGATCGGACCCGCGACTCGATCAACGCGATCCTCTACGACTGGCAGAGCCGCGTGTTCGGGGTCCCGGTCTGGTTCGAGGCGAAGCCGCTCGACGCGCCGATGGCGATCAACGACACGACGGTCCAGGTCGACACGGCGGACGCCGACTTCCGCGCCGGCGGCCTGGTCATGATCTACGACAACGACTTCGCCCAGGAGACGCTCGAGATCCTCATCGTCAACCCGACGAACCTCGAGCTCGACGTCGGCGTCGGCCAGGCCTTCGACGCGCTCAACACGATCGTCGTCCCGGTTCGGACCGGACTCACGAAGCCCCAGCTCTCCCAGGTCCGCTACGCGATCGGCCCGACCGACTTCAAGCTCGAGTTCACGATCCTCGACAACATCGACCTCTCGAGCGCCGGCACCTTCGACACCTACCAGGGCGCCGGCCAGACCGTCGCGAAGCCGAACATCGACCGGCTCAACTTCATGAAGGGCGCGACCGTCCCCGAGGGGATCCGGCGCAAGGTCACGCGGCTCGATCCGGAGACCGGCCCGGCCCTCCAGTTCTCGCCCTGGACGAAGGGGAAGCCGGCCTTCGCCTACGGCTTCGAGATGAAGAGCTTCGCCGAGACCTGGGAGTTCCGCCAGCTCCTCCACTTCCTCAAGGGGAGCCAGCTCGCCTTCTACGTCGGGACCGGCCGGCGCGACTTCAAGCCGATCGCGGACATCGCCGACACGTCGAGCCAGATCGACGTCACCGCCTTCGGCTTCACGCAGTTCTACCAGCAAGTCACGCCGCGCTCCGATCTCCAGATCGTCCGCAACGACGGGACCCTCACCCAGCACGAGATCACCGGCTCCTCCGAGATCTCCTCGACGGTCGAGCGGATCACGGTCACGCCGGCGATCACGCCGGCGCTCCCGCTGGTCGAGCTCGATCGGATCGAGTTCCTCACGCTCAACCGGATCTCGAACGACCAGGCGGTCTTCTCGCACAACCGGCCCGGCGAGAGTAGGCTCGACGTCACCCTCACCGGAGTCCCGTCATGACCTTCGCCGCCCAGGAGACCAGCCGAGAATCGGGCCAGGTCCTCGAGCTCTACACGTTCATCTTCGGCCTCTCGACGTTCCGCTTCACGTCGTTCCAGGAGGACATCGTCTGGCAGGGCTTGAGCTACACGTCGACCCAGATCTCCAGGAGCAACACCGGCGCCTCGATCGAGGACGTCGCCGGCCAGGTCACGATCACCGTCCCGCTCGACAATCCGGTCCCCCAGCTCTTCATCCCGAACGTCCCCGGGAAGGTCGGCTCGGTCCAGATCCTCCGAGCTCACGCGAACGATCTCGCCGAGGAGGCGGTCGTCCTCTTCGACGGCTTCGTCGCGAACGTGACGATCGACGGCGAGCTCGAGGCGAAAGTCTTGTGTAATCCCCAGACGAAGATCTTCGACCGCTCGGCGCCGCGGATCCAGTTCATGAGCTTATGCGGCCATGTCCTCTACGATGAACGCTGCAAGGTCAACATCGGCCTCTTCACTTTCACCGGCCTCGTCTCGGCCGTGAGCTCGAACGTCATCACGGTCAACGGCGCCGGCGCCGTCGGCGCGGCCGACCACTTCAGCGGCGGCTTCTGTAGGTTCCCGGCGACGACGACCGAGGACGCGCGGCTCATCCTCTCCCAGTCGGGCGACGACCTCACGCTCCTCCTCCCGTTCGGCGCGGATGTCCTGGGCCAGAACATCGACGTCTTCGCCGGCTGCGATCGAAGCCTGGCGACTTGCGACACGAAGTTCGCGGCGGTCCTCAACTACGGCGGGTTCCCGTTCGTCCCCAGGAAGAACCCCTTCAACACGCGCCTCCGCGGCGGGAGCTAGACGATGCCCTTCTGGGTCTTCCTCCTCATCAACATCGCGACCTTCCTCCTCACGGAGCTCCTCCGGCCGAAGCCGAACATCGAGGACGCGAAGCCGGCCGGCCTGGGCGACTTCAACGTCCCGACCGCGACCGAGGGCCGCGTCGTCCCGCTTATCTGGGGCCGGGTCAAAATGTCCGGGCCGAACGTCACCTGGTACGGCGACCTAATCGCCGACCCGATCACCGAGAAGGTCAAGACCGGCCTCTTCTCGAGCGAGACCGTGACCCAGGGCTTCCGCTATTCGATCGGCCTCATGATGTCGATCTGCCGAGGCCCGGTCGATCTCCTCATCAACATCCGGAACGATGGCTCGTTTTGCTGGGGCGAAGAAGCTCCGAGCGCCGACGCGAACCTGGTCCCGATCGACGCCGGCGCGTCCTACTTCATCGACGAGCCGAAGTTCTTCG